GCGAATTCGTAGAAATAATGAGATTTGTGAGTTTTCAATTCACTAACCTCAACACCAAGTTGACTCACTTTAGATAGGTATAACTCCGCCACCTGTTTATGCCGAATTACAATATCGTCTCCTAAAAGACAATATTTTAATTCACGCCAAGATACTCCTAGTTCTCTACAGCATTCATACACCAAATAATGATGTGTGAAACTGAAAGAGGCCCAGGATGAGTAAGCTCCCATAGGATTACCAACAGAGTAAGAAATCTTCACTCCGTTGTGATCAAATGGGTAGCCTACCATAATATCTTGCCAAGCATCAACATAATGGAATGGAAGTTTCGATTTAAGGATTTTAGAGATGAGCCAAATGGGAAATCTATCAGTAGCGGCCGAAAGGTCAATACTGTAGTATTCTTCATTTGAATCACCTTCTAATAATTCTTTAAACCGACCCTGATCAAAAGTACAGTCCTGTTTTATCTTTCGTAGAGACTTATAAAGATAATTGTGAAGAGGATATAGTACAGCCTGACTAAAATAATCAAGCTCTGCTACAACTCTTTGCTTATCTTCTCTATCTGGAAAATCCACGATCTTACGGACTAAGCGTCCGTCTAAAGACCCGAAGATTTTCTCTAATAGAGGTCTCGACCGAACGAGAACAGAGATTCGCTCCTTGATAAGATCACCACCTACAGTGTATATACTCTGTAGTAGACTTTCAGGAAGGATGAATAAATCCCTTAATGAAGTTCATAAGCCGTGACCGTTAGGTCCCGACTTAGTGGTGAGATGCCAAGCAGTGAATCTGAGTGCTTTTGGCACCTTTTGGGAAGGGAAGTACCCTAACTCTTTCCAGAAGGCCATTCCGTATCTACCTATACTTTCAATGGGCGAAGGCCCGTTGTTAGTTACAGTAGAGGTGTCTACGGGGGCTCCTAGTTTCAGTGCCCTTGTACTATAAAGAATCGTAAGCAATACCGGCAGCCAAAAGCTGGCAGTATTAGTCATGCGAATCTTTGGTATCAAGGGACCTAGAATTAGGGGTATACCATCTTTAGTAAGCCTGACCCCAGGGAACCGTTCTTTACTACCTGAAAGATAGTTTAGAACAGCTCCTCTTAGTTTCTTGACAAAGGAAA